GTCTTGGCATGATGATGAAGGTCATTGTTATTTTAGGATGGATGATTTTTTTGCATACTGTAAAAGAAACAACTGGGAACTGAAGCGTACAGATACAAGCAATCTGCTCCAACAACTAGATAAGATTTTTGTAGACGAGGTACGAAAAGAGATTAAAAATCAAAACGTTAGACTAATTAAAATTAAGGCTATGAAAAAAATAGAACCTTCTATTAGTCCCATAAAATATGAGGAAGTTCCTTTTTAATGAAAACAATAATATTAGGACCACCAGGAACAGGTAAGACAACGACACTACTAAATTTAGTAGAAGAATTTTTACGCGCTGGCACAGACATAAAAAAGATAGGTTACTTTTCTTTTACAAAGAAAGCTGCATGGGAAGCAACACGCAGAGCAGAAGAAAAATTTATGATAGATGCAAAGGATATTGTTAACTTTAGAACGCTACATTCTTTTGCTTTTAGAACACTAGGTATGAACAAAGAACGTGTTATGGGGCATGCAGATTATAGAGAGTTTGGTAATAAGGTTGGTATACCTATTAAGTCTGCTTGGCACAAAGAAGAGGATGGAGTGTTTAATTCTGACAATGAATATTTAAGAATAATAAATAAAGCTAGAGTGAAAGAGATACCTGTGTTGGAGGAGTATGACAAAAACCGGCATGGCCTAGACATAGAACGAGATTTATTATATCTTTTAGATCAAGAATTTAAAAAGTATAAAAAAGAAAAAGGACTGTACGACTATGATGACATGTTGGAACAATTTATTAACGAAGATATTTCACCATCTTTCGACGTATTATTTATTGACGAAGCACAGGACCTCTCACCTTTGCAGTGGCGAATGGTCAGGGCTCTTTGGAAGAAAGCAGACAAGACCTACATTGCTGGGGATGATGATCAGGCAATATTTAAATGGGCTGGCGCTGATGTTGATACTTTTATCGCACTTAAGGAAGAAGTAGATTACGTAGACACACTGGATCAATCCTATCGTATTCCTGGTGGTCCTATACACGAATTATCACAACGCATAATTAGAAACGTATCAAACAGATACGACAAAGATTACATGCCAAGACAAGAGTTGGGTGATCTTACAAGATATTCAGACGTTACACAGGTAGATATGTCTCAGGGTGAGTGGTTGGTATTGTCATCTGCCAACCACTTTTTAGACGACATCAAAGAATTTTGTGAACTAAAGGGGTGGTATTATTCACATAAACATAAGAACTCTGTAAAGTTAGATCTTCTTCTTGCGATACAAACATGGGAGAAATGGAGAAACAGTGAAACAATATTACCAGTCGGATCAATAAAAAATATATATCAATACTTAGGAGACAACGTAACCAAGGGTTATCGCACAGGTAAAACCATGGACGATAACGAAGAAGGTTATTACATCGAAGAGTGTCGCGCGGATCACGGATTACAAACTGATGACGTTTGGTACAAAGCGTTTGAAGGTTTAGATGCTGAAACAGAAAACTACATACGTAATATGCTAGCCAACAGAGAAAAAATTACACAACAACCAAGAATAACATTATCAACAATACATGCTGCAAAAGGAGGTGAGGCTGACAATGTATTACTACTTCCTGATATTACTAAGTCTGCTCTTGATCAAAACGATATGGATCCAGACGAGCTACACAGGTTATTTTATGTAGCAGTAACAAGAGCAAAGAAATCTTTGCATATTTTAGAACCAAGAAACTATGAAAGGAGCTATGAAATATGAGCAAACAATCTAAAAGACTAGACCCAGAGGTGTGGGATAGAATTGACAGATGGAGAGCTAAGGGATGGAGTTATAAAAACTTAGCAACAAAATTTAAGATAAGTAAAGGAACATTAGCTTATCGTTATGGTAAAGGACAAAAAGAAAAAACCTTAGCCAGACAACAAAAAAGAAGAGATTGCTTTCAGATGAAAGTAGACCATTTCATACATCAAACACACGATGTAAGAAGAAACCAAAAACTTATGAACAAAAGACCTGAGAGAACTTGGGATTATAAAATCAGAGGTTTTTACAAAGACAAAGAAAACTCAACAAAAGGATTAGATATGCCAACAGCAAGAGAACAAATGATACAACACATATGGCCAAATGATGGAAAGGATGAAAACGGACATTCTTTTCCATGGACAACATGTAAGATTACAGGAAAGAAAGTTTCTGTGATGGTGCCTAAAGGACATTACTATGCATGTAACCTAGACCATATTTTACCAGTAGCACGAGGCGGGGCTAACGAATTAGAAAACTGCCAAGTTTTGGCTGATAAAGTAAATTATGCAAAGGGAGATATGACAAACGATGAATTCCTTGATATGGTTACATTAATTACAAAAGGCGAAATGTATAAAAAACATACGAAAGGAAAAAAATGAGTGCATACAAAACACAGGTTGGAGGTAGTCATTACAAAAAATATAAGATACAGCCTAGCGAATTTATCAATAAAAACAAATTGTTATTCGCCGAAGGGTCTGCTATAAAGTATATAGTTAGACATCAAGATAAGGGAGGCAAAGAGAGCCTCGAGAAAGCGAAACATTTTATCGATATGATAATTGAAAGAGACTACAAATGACTTTTAAAATTATAAAAGATTTTTTACCTGTTGAGGTTGCAACTAGAATAAATAAAGTTTTTACAGGTCCTTTCCCTGCTTGGAATTTTTTTGAAAATGCAGCCTCGCCTAATGATAAAGCAGGTCATGGGTATTTTCATATAAAAGCGTTTGACTTTGGTTGTCCTGTAGATTTTTTTTCTATGGAACAAAATGCCATGGCGGAACTTAGACCGATGATAGAGTATTTGAACCTTAAATACATTCGTCGTGTAAAATGTAATTTATATGCTAGAACACATAAAATTGTACAACACGGAAAACACTATGATGACACAGCTTATAATGAAAACTTTCGTCCTTATGATATTAATGCTGGTGAACACCCATGGTCAAAACCAGGAGAGAAAACTATTTTATATTATGTTAATAGCAATGATGGTTACACAGAATATTTTCCAGAAAATAAAAAATCAATAAAAGTACCAAGTGTATTTAACACTGCTTTATACACAGATGAGAACATACTACACCGTAGTTCTACATGCACAGACCAACCTGTAAGAGTAACAATTAATATTAATTTCAGATGAGAACACTACAACAACCATTATTTACACCTGAAACTGAGTGGGTCCCACCAGACAGGTTACCAGATTTATCTAGTCATGCAGAAATTGCAATTGACTTAGAAACACGAGATCCAAACCTGATGACATTGGGGTCAGGTTCGGTAAGAAGAGACGGGGAGATAGTCGGTATAGCAGTCGCGGTCGAAGGCTGGTCCGGCTATTTTCCTATCGCGCATGAAGGTGGTGGGAACATGGACCGCGCATTAGTCCTGGATTGGTTTGAAGAATTGTTGCAAACCACTTCTACAAAAATATTTCACAATGCAATGTACGACGTATCCTGGATACGTTCTCTTGGTTTTTATATAAACGGTGGCATCATTGACACAATGATTGCTGCAAGTTTGATTGACGAAAACAGATACAGTTACACACTAGACTCTGTTGGTAAAGATTACATAGGCATGCGCAAGAACGAAAAGCTTTTACAGGATGCTGCAAAGGACTTTGGCGTCAATCCAAAAGCAGAGATGTGGAGATTACCTGCACCATTTGTAGGAGAGTATGCAGAAAAGGATGCAGAGATTACATTGAAACTGTGGCACGCACTACAGCATCAAATATCAAAGCAAGATCTATGGGATGTATTTAATTTAGAAACAGAATTATTTCCATGCCTGGTTGATATGAAATTTAAGGGTGTGCGTGTTGATGTTGCAAAAGCTATGTCAGTTAAGAACGAACTAATAGAAACAGAAAAAAATTTGCTACGAGATATAAATAAGATAGCAGGGTTTGATGTAGAGATCTGGGCTGCTGCATCGATTGCAAAAGCTTTTGATGGTCAAAAGATTCCATACGACAGAACAGAGAAGGGTGCACCAAGTTTTACAAAAAACTTTCTTGCAACACACCCAGCTGAGCTACCAAAACTAATTAACGAAGCAAGAGAGATAAACAAAGCTAACACAACATTTATCGATACGATATTGAAGCACGAACACAACGGACGCATACATGCTGAGATAAACCAGATACGATCTGATCAAGGTGGTACAGTGACAGGTAGATTTAGTTACAACAATCCAAACTTACAACAGATACCTGCACGACATAAACACTTGGGACCATTAATCAGATCATTGTTTATACCAGAAGAGAAACATGCCTGGGGTTGTTTTGACTACAGCCAACAGGAGCCACGTATACTTGTACACTTTGCATCACTGATGAAGTTAGAAGGTACAGGTACGATTGTTGATGCATACAGAGATGGCAGTGCAGACTTTCACCAGATGATTGCAGACATGGCCGGCATAGAACGTAAACAAGCAAAGACAATTAATTTAGGTATCATGTATGGCATGGGTAAGAATAAACTTATGGCAGAATTAGGGCTGATGAAAGATGCAGCAGAAAAACTTTTAAAGACATACCATCAGAAAGCGCCTTTTGTTAAAATGTTATCAGAGGCAGTGAGTCGACGAGCAGATGATAGTGGTAAGATACGCACGATTGGTGGACGACTATGTCATTTCGATATGTGGGAGCCGCATGGTTTTGGTATTAAGAAAGCATTACCTCATGCCGAAGCGCTCAGGGAGCACGGACCGGGGATTAAACGTGCCTTTACTTACAAAGCATTAAACAAACTAATACAAGGATCAGCAGCAGACATGACAAAAAAATCTATGTTGGCCCTTTACAAGGAAGGAGTTATACCCCATGTTCAAATTCATGATGAACTTGATATATCAGTATCAAGCCCTGAAGAGTCAGAGCGAATTATTAGAATTATGGAAGAAGCGGTACAGCTACAAGTACCGAACAAAGTCGACTACGAAAAAGGAGTAAACTGGGGTGACATACAATAATGATAGTCCTGTAGAAATAACACTAGGTGTCTGTGACAACTGTAGTAGTTATGTGCCTTTTGTTAGATTGGTAACAGAGGACGACAAAAGGATATATCAATGTATGACCTGTAAGGCAAAACACACACAGCACGTTAACGGTAAGGTAACTTTTAATTATTTAGATGAAAGCTACGTTTTTAAAAGAAACTAATGCCGGTGGCTAAGAATAAGCCACCGACATACAAAAAGGTGAAGTAACCATAAAATAAATTAAAATAAACTCTTGTCAATTATAATATTTGACATATATAATCCCATATAATAATATAATAAGGAGGCAAAAATGCCAGATATAAGTAAATTTAAATCAGTGTCTGTATCGACCGATACACACCAAAAACTGCAAAGCATGGCGCAAAATAGATTTGAAGTGCCTGTTAGCGTACAGAAAGTAATAGAATTTTTATTAGAGAAAGAGCTAAAAAAGAAAAATGGTAGATCTAACGGGAAATCACGACGTTAAAGCTATTTGCCCTCGTTGTAAGGGCAATGGTTTTATTAGAGTAGAAGGTAAACAAATAAATTGTCCTCAATGTGAGTGTGAGGGCTGGGTTATGTTGCCAGCTTATCAATGTAGGGTTAATGTAGAGGGAGGAGTTGAACCAAGATGGATGAAAACAGGCGAAACAATATAATTAGAAATTTTTTTTCACCTGACATTTGTACTCTATTTCACCAATACTCTGTATCTCTTGCTAAAAAAGATAGTGTGTTTAGTTTGGTAGAAAACAAGTGGTCAACAAAATTTGAACCAGGTATAGGGCATTGCATAGATATAAGACATGGAGATATTCTTGCCGAAGTTTTATTGAACCTTTCTTTGCCTAAAATAGTTGAACACTTAAAAGTTAATTTAGAGCCCGTTAGTTCTTACTACAGAGTATATGCAGAAAAATGTAAACTACCTATGCACACAGATAAGCCTAATTATGAATGGTCTGCAACAATATGTATGAGCTATGAGGCTCCTGAGTGTTGGCCTATATACATAGGGGAAGATGCTGTATATTTAGAACCAGGTGATTGTTTGTTATATCAAGGTGCTAAAGAAGAACATGGAAGGCCAGTATTTAAAGGATCTTGGCAAACGCAATTATTTTTACATTATAAGGAGGTAAAAGATGGATCTGATGGAGAAAAGAATAAACAATCTGATGTTGGTAATGAAGCGAGCAAAGGATTATGATATGAAAGACATGTGGTCTAGAAAACTGCAACAACTTTTTGATTTAAGAGCGAGGAAGGCTTATGAAAGACTTGAAAATCAAGCTAGAATGGTCCACTAGCAATCTATTGGTGTGGACAGTTTTGGCAATGGGGATAGGATTAATGATTGTAAATATAGTCACAATCTATAATATATACCAAGTAATAGAAACGATGTGGCTAGAGATACAGCAGGTGAAGGAAACTAATATTAGTCTTTACCAATTTATCGAAAGGCATCAAAATGACTTTGATTAAGGAAAACAATAAGGTGAGAAAAGAAATTCCGAATAGGATGATGAGTGCAACTTTCGCTCTACCAATTGATGAGCGTAGAGTGGTAGGTATATTAGATTATGTTGCCAGTGATACTGGTGTCACACCTATGGCTTTCTGGATAAAGTTAAAACCAACAGATTCGTACTTGGATAGAGAACTGAGAGCATCAGGTAAACTTATATCCAGATGTTTACAACATGGTGAGTCTTTGAAAGATTTAGTTGACACACTATCTCAAGATAATGTGATTGGACAAATGGCAAACTATCTGCACAAAAATATGGAAGATATTATCATGGGTAAGCAACCGGAAAAGAAACAACGTATGTTGTCTACTGATCCGTATGCGATGAAAGAATAATGGATCATATACAATACTCTAAAAATGTTTTAGATGAAGGAACATTAAATAATCTACAACAATTAGTAAAAGAACATTATTTAGAAATCCCTATATACAATTTTTCATTAAAAACAGAAAACCCTAAGAACTATTTAGAAGAGGTTATAAGAAATCTTGTAGGTTATGATCATCACATAGAGTATTGGGTAAGAGACGACGTAGAAAAAACTTTAATGCATGTTGATGCTAACGAGCTACAGGCTAAACGCGACATGGTTCAATATGGCGAAGAAGATCCCCACATGATTAAAGAGTTTCCTTTAAACACACACATACTATATGTGGACATAGATCCTAAAATGGAAGGCGGTAAATTATTAATAATGCCGGAACAAGAATATATACCTGGAAGAAAAATTTTAGATGATTCTTTTAAGGTACCAGAAGGTTCTAAAATAATAGTTGTAGAGCCACAAACAAATCACATGGTTCTTTTCGATAAACCTTTATACCATGCTGTAGAAGCTGTAGAGAACATAGATGTTGTAAAGCATAGAGTAGCATTGATGTTTTCTGCTTGGGATAAAGTGCCGAGAATATATGCAGATCACTTACATTGGACAAATCACATGATATCATTTCCTGGTGGACCAAGCCATCAACCTAAAGATGTGGAATTTAGATTAACAATATGACAGATGAATTTGAATTAGAAATAGATTGGATACCAGAGGATACAGGAGCGCCTTATGAAGCAGAGGATGATGTGTTTCCTGATATACCAGCACACACAATAGATAAATTGTGTAAACAAAAATATGGTCATACAAACTGGGCTAGAATGGGGATGATGTCACCGACAGATCTCGTTGGCAACCCGTGTGAATTTGATTATATTAACGGAGTTATTTATTTTAAAAACAAGGTATTAGTATGACTTTACCCAGCAGCGGCAGTTTGAGCTATAACAGTATTAGGGCAGAATTTGGTTCGCCTTCTTCTAACGTATATTTAAGTTTATATTATAGGGGAGGCCCCTACACATACAATATTCCACAAAACGCAAACATAACCACAGGTTCCAGCAGTACAATATCTGTAAATAATTTTTATGGTTCTGCAGGTAAAGGCCCGTTTGCTTTTTTTAATGGTGGATCATATAGTTCAGGGGGGAAAGCTCCTCTTACTTATTATGGCGCTGGAGGACCTAGTTTGCCAAGTATGAGTGACTCAAGTTTGACAATAGGAGGCACTGGATACACTGTAAACAGATATTTTGCTATGGGCAACAGTCAGCTCTATATAACAGGGACTCCTTCTGCAAATGTTACTAGTCAACCAACTTGGTCACAAAGAAATTTTTATGGAT